ATTTCCATGGCGTTATTCGTTGTATTAGCTTGTCCACCAGACATTTTGATACCACCACCCACGGCCGCCCAACCACCCGGTCCGGGATTACCTAAACAGCTTCCATCGGTGTACACGTCAATCATGCCTTATTACTCTTTGTCATGTTTTCTTTATTCTTCTGTTTACTCTGAGAACGAAGTTCGTCACGTTTCAACTGTCTATTATCCACCCATATCAGTCTAAATTTTATAATAATTGATGTATTATAAAATTTATTGTTACTAATTTGTTACGTAAATGAGATTAGTTCGAGAACGCCAAACCGCCCATACCGGATTGGATGCGGAGGACGTTGTAGTTGGTCGCGAACATGTTGAGCGACGTCGCCGCGCCGGTGGCCATGTCGGACTTGACCTTGATGGCAACTTGGGCGTTGTCAATACGAGAGAAGTTGCACGTACCGGTCGGTTGGTGCTCTTCCGGCTTGAGGGCGAAAGAGTACGCGTAGACACCCGGCATCGGGCAGCCAGAGTGGTGGTTGAACGGTTGCACTTGGTTGAAGTACTTACCGGATTGCTCCTTGAAGCGGTCTTGGCCGTTGAGGACGAGCTTGAAGGTTTCGAGCGGGCCGACAGCGTTGGCAGTCGAAGCACCTTCTTCCGTCATACGGAGACCGGAAGCATCGAACAACGGAACACCCGCCGCGTGCGTGAGCGGCACGAACACGTTGGCCGTGGCATCGTCGGCCGTCGGGTCAGATTCGACAATCACGTCAGAAATACCAACGTTGGAGGTGAAGTTCCACAACATCGAGTTCGCGGACGAAGCACCGGAGACGGCCCACACCAATTCCTTGACTGGGTGGTTGTACGACAAACGAACATTCTTGGTTTCGCCGGCGGTGACAGAGTCAACACCAGTGTGTTGCACTTGTTCAATGAGGTATTCGTGACCCTTTTGGGCGAAGCGACGACGCTCTTCCGTGTCGAGGTACACGTAGTTACCCCACACCTTGAACGTCGACGTGTTGAAGTACGACGCGAAGTTGTCCGCGAGGTCGAAGTCGATGCGCACTTCATGATACTGCAACGCGATGAGGGGCAGATACAACCCCGGATTCCGGTTGAAAAAGAAGAGTAGCGGGAGGAAAACTTGATCCGTACCCGTGGTCATCTTCGCGTAGTTCGCCTTCTTGGATTCATCCAAGTAAAGCTCGGAGTACAAACGCCACCAGCGTTGGTAGTGCTTGTCGATGCGTTGACCACCGATGGACAATTCAGCCGTCTTGATCGCACGCTCCGCAATCCAGTTGCAGTCAACACCGGCCGTAGACGACTTGGTGTTCGTAGCCACAGACTTCAATTCAACATACATGTCACCGATCAAGTCACCGTTACGGGCGACGGTCACGGAGATACGACCGTTGTTGGACGGGTTACCGTTCGTGGTTTGTTCGATGTTTTCCATCGCGAAGTTGGTGTGTCGCTTGTACACAGCCTGGAAGAAGGTGACCTTCGGGTTACCCGTAAGGTAGACATCTTGAGCGCCATAGGCAACGAGTTGCATGAGACCGCCAGCCATTTTGAGAGTTTTGTACTATATACATAGATTTTTTTTTGGCCTGGTGCCGCGCGATGCGAAAAATCGATGTTGGTCTTTTCTCAGTCAATAACAGTATGACTAATATTGCCGATGATGAAGGTATTCGAATTGCGAGTGAGAGTGAAATCGAGGAAGGTGAAATTATCGATGACGACGAGGACCTCGATGATTTCGACGTGGGAGTCGACCTCGTCGATATTTTGACGACACCCGAAGGTGACACCGTGTGCTCTGCTCTGGTAGCGTTGGTTCAACAAATCCAGACTCAGAACAAGATTCTTATAAAGATGCTCGGTAAGATGGGTTAAAAAATAGATGCGAGTATTAGTAAATTAAGGGATGGAGACTCACTTCATATCCGAAGATGCCGACCAACATCAATCGAATATGGAGATGTGGAAAAATCAGATTCAATCTTTGAAATCTGAAAATCTCGTTGAGCTTATCAACGGATTAGAGAGTGAGTGGTGTATCGGTGTCAAAAATAGTACAGAGATTTCTTCTGAACTGGGGTATCGTAAATTCTTTCTACCAGAAGAAATCAATCCGTCAACGAATAAACCATATAGAGTAGACATTGAACTTCTTTCTGCGAAACATAAACGTATGTTGACACAATTGGGGCAAATTTATCATCGCGCAGAGTCTTTACAGATATCCGATTATGAACCCGATGACGATGGTTTGAAGGTTTCGGTAAGAATTAATAGACTCATAGATCAAGTCGACGACGCTTTTCAGATTGTTTTTAGAAATACACGTATTTATGAACGTATCAACAATCCAACCTTTGTCCCGGTTAATCCAGAAACTGACCATTCTCTCTTCAGATGTAGCACCATTAATGTCGATGAACTGACACCGTATCAACAAGCCATCGTCGCCGTCCTAAATCACACATATACGAACAACATTAGAAGATACAAGGGGTATTGTTGTACACAGATCGTCACACCTGAAGGGCATTCAACGAGAGCTTGGAAACCCGCGAGATCGATACAGGAAGAAGTGCACAAATTTGCTCAGAAGGAGACGAACTTTGAAACGTGGAAAAACTTAACGGCGCGTGGTTCTGGGTTTAATGATGTGATAAATCACCTGTCTAAGTGTTCTGATATGCAGTTTCCGGAAATTTCTAAGAATCGTCACGTCTGGAGTTTCAAGAATGGTGTATTCATCGGCAAAGAATGGACGCCGGCGACCGGTCGCTATGAGGCTACATTTTACAATTACGAAAGTAAGCAGTTCAAGTGCCTCGATCCTACCATCGTGAGCTGTAAGTATTTTGATCAAATGTTTGAAGATTACAGTCACGTCGACGACTGGTGGAATATTCCGACACCATACTTTCAAAGTATCTTAGACTACCAGGGCTTTGATAAGAATGTTGCCAAATGGATGTATGTCATGGGTGGACGCCTCTGTTACGATGTCGGTGATATGGATGGGTGGCAGATTGCTATGTACTGTAAAGGTGTGGCTCGTACTGGTAAATCTACTCTGTTGACTAAAGTTTTCAGAAAGTTTTATGAAGCCGAAGATGTTCGTGTGTTGAGCTCAAACTCTGAAAAACAATTTGGTCTCTCGGCCATTTACGATGGTTTCATGTTTATTGCGCCGGAATGTAAGTCGAACATGAGTTTAAATCAAGCAGAGCTTCAGCAGATTATCAGTGGTGAAGACGTGAGCTTGGCCATCAAACACGAAAAAGCCAAGTCTATGCAATGGACGACTCCCGGGTGTATGGCGGGTAATGAACTCCCGGATTACAGAGACGCATCCGGATCGATCCTTCGGCGTCTTTTAGTATTTAACTTTCCAAAGCAGGTGAAGGATAACGACACCGATCCACAACTCGATGATAAACTTGAACGCGAACTCCCGGCCATCCTATTGAAGTGTGTCCGAGCCTATTTAGATTACGGTCAGCGTTACGCTAACCGCGATGCTTGGGCGGTTGTACCGAAGTATTTCAAGGACATTCAGAAGCAGGTGGCCATGGTCACAAGCTCACTGACAAACTTCCTCGAAAGTAGTTTAGTCATCAGAGATAAGGAATTCTTCGTTCCTCAGACGCTCTTCGTGCAGGCTTTCAGTCAACACTGTGCCCAGTCTAATCTCGGGAAACCAAAGTTTAACCCCGACTTCTATGCAGGTCCATTCAGTTCGTATGGTATCGACGTTCGCGAGGAAGCGGTCACATACAAGGGTCGCGCTTACAGAAAACAACCAGTCGTATATGGTCTCGACGTCGTAAATGAAAACGAAGAAATCATGACGAGTGGTTACTAAAAAAAATCAGGTGGTATAGTAATATGGACGTCCAGCGTATGCGTCAGTTTGTCAAGAGTTCAAACATTGAGGTTCAGTCCAACAACAACAACAACAATGATGCGTTGGCAGCCGAGATCGAAGCTGGCATGGTTGCCAACAAAAAGGCTGAGGGCGCCGAAAATCTTAACAAGTTTCTGAGAAACACAAACTATGGGAACTTTTCAGAGTTTGTTCAAAATAACAACGGTGGTTTCTTTGTCGATACACTGAAGCCGGGTATGTTCAATGTGACCGTCAATAAAAATTATGACGACGCCATCAGATTGGATCTGAAAGAAATACTAAAGAAACCGATACTTCCGGCATCACCGATGGTGAGTGGTATTAGCATTGAAGTTTTGGAAATAAAGGGTCTCTACGGACGTTTCCAAACTGGTTTCCGCAGAGATGCTCGGGGGTTTCAGGGATCTTTGAATGGTCAGAATTATTTTGCCGTCGATTTCAAAGCTCGTATCTTCAACGACGAAGAGTCGAAGGGTGTAAGTTTTACAATTTATAGAAATGGCAAAATTAGATACTCCGGTGGTTTCTTAGGGGTCAGAGCCATCACAAAGCAGCCAGATTTGATTAAGACTTATATAATAAACAATTACACAGATCGTTCTTCTTTTCTCTACAACGACGCCTTCTACAATAACATCAGTGGTCAATTCAAAGTGAATGGTCGCTTCAAGTCTATCTCGTCTCTACCAGAAAAGTACGCGAGGTATGGTTTCGAACCAACAACGTCGTACGAACCCGAAATAGCTGCCCCGATTCTTTATGTCGATTATCAAGGTTACAATTTTAATGTATCGGAAAATGGTGTCGTTCAAATTCTGGGTGTCGATGAACCAGAAGATCTCGTGGCGGCGTACAAGAAGGGTGTCGAACTCATGCGTAAAATGAATGCCGGTGGTGAGTTTTTTATTCGTGAAGTGCGACGTACACTCAAACGTGGAACGACAAAGATCAAACGTACCACGTGTCCAAAGACACGCGCGCCACCGTGTAAACCTGGATTTGCCCCTAAAAAGAATCCACAGGGGTACGACTGTTGTTACAAAGTTCCAAAGAAATCAAAGATCGCGTCCACGACACCGGCGAAGAGTGGATACAACGTAGCGTTTGACAATAAACAAAAATTGAAGATTAATGGTCTCCAGTGCAAAAGATATCCAAAGGCTCAACTCATAAAGATTGCTCGAGATATGGGTATCGTGGGTATTAAAGAACGCACGACTGTCGACGAAATTTGTCAGCTCATTTCTTCTGTTCGACGTATCAATCCCGTCGTCAATACGTTGAAAGTCGGAAATAAGGAAATGAGCATGAATGGCCGAGGAGACAAGTTCCGCCTCAGTAAACGAATCTGTAAGACGTACCGTAAAGCTGATCTCATCAAAATTGTGGATGGTCTGGGCATCAAGAGAACGGGCAAAGAAACTGTACAAGTACTGTGTACAATGATTGAAAAGTTCAAACCAGCCAATTCACTGCGTAATAAGGTGATCAGCGCGTATGGTTCCACTTGGATGAATAAGTATCGCAACGTCATGCCATCCATAAATGACGACGTCAAGTTATTAAAGAATAAGATTGGTAGAACAAACGTAAAGAATGTCGACGCGTTGATAAGAAAAACTATCACAACATTAAAAAGGAGTAGGAAGGCTGGTTTAGATAAAAAGTTGCTTAAGAGTAATGGAGTCAATAAGGACAGTAATGGAACGCCTAAGACCACCAAAAGACCTAGTAATAAAGCGTCTGGATCTAGGAAAAAGTAAGTATGGTCACGGTGTTCGCGTTGATTCTGACACCATGACGTGGGGAACTCGGAAAAATTCATGGATGGAGATGGCACTCGAGGAATTCTTGGATGCTATGATTTACATCATAGCCGACTACATCCGAGAAGGTCGAGAATCCAAACGCGTTGTCTCGAATTTGGAATATAATTACATGTGTAAAAAAGAAACTTCACCAGACCCAATCGAGTGGCTTAAAAAACATGAGGGGCAGGATGATAACGAACTCATCATGTTTATCCTTGACCATCACAAAGAGATTGAAAGTCAAATACATAAATTAGCTCTCGAAAGTCTGATTAACACGACAAATTTTTGTTTATCATCTTGTTAGGTTCTGCGGTTTGCTTCAGGTGTGTGGTATGATATGAAAAATCATAACCAATAAAGTAGTCCTTTATTTGTTGTGATACACTCGTGGCTTCGCCCAATCTCGGAATACCCGTACAGACGGACATCTTTTCGATTTCGAGAAAATAGTCTTCCATGGCCACAAAACGTTTCAAGTTTTCGTCTGACACCCCGGTTTCCTTCATAGCCTTATAGACGGCGGCCGAAGCGCCTTGGGTGAGATGAAAATTCTTGGAACCACCCACCTGTTCGGACGGTGTGTTGTAGAAAGCATACAGCAAAGCGGCTCCAATTAAGAGAGGAAGCATCTTAATGTATCTAAAGATATTTTTACAGTTAATGTTATAAAATGTCAACGGGTATTCTTACTTCTGGTGGTTTGTGTCCGGGTGTCAACAATGCAATTCGACACATCACCATCGCTGAAAAGCGCGCTGGAAACATTGTCTACGGTTTCATGGATGGTTTCAAAGGACTCAATGAAGATCATAAGTATCGCATCGACATAGAAGACCTATACGATGAAACCGGTTCCATTTTAAGAATGTCAAGAGAACCCTTGGACATCGAGATGGCGCGTCCAGCCCTGAAAAGAATGGATCGTCTTTGGTGCATCGGTGGTCACGGAACGATGGCCGCCGCCAAAGTAATCGCCGCCGATGAAAAACTAAATGTCAATGTGATCGGTATCGCCAAGTCAATTAATAACGATGTTCCAGGAATCAGGGAGACTTTGGGTTTCCAAACGGCGATCAACGAGATGCGTTTAGTCGTTGAAAGAGCCCACATTCACGCTTTGACGACACGTTCTGTTGTATTCGTTGAAGCGCCTGGTCAACGTAGTGGAGCTTTGGTTCGTAATGTTGGAATGGCCGCGTTTAGTAAGTGTCAAGTTGTTATTTCCCCAGAGTCTTACGAAGATCATCTCTACGACGTTGACAGATTCTTTGCTTCTGATGGGTATTGTGTCGTTCTCGTTTCTGAAGGGTGTGAATGTAATTACATTCGACAACACATTGAACAAAGGTATGACATCAAGACGCACACAATCAAACCCAGTCTTTTGATCGCCACAGCACCCACGAACGCCTATGATACCATCTTGAGTGTCAGGATGGTCACCGAGGCCATGGAGTACGCGAAGACTCGTCGAAATTTCATCAAGGGTGGGAGCAATGTCATTGATCTCGTTTAAAATCTCATGTATTCATAAGATGTTTCAGTCGAACACACAACTGATAGCCATGTTTATCATAGCCGCGGGTGGATTTTTCATGCATCGAGGTGTTAATTATTTTCCAATGCCGAATGTTAAATTCGTGTCGAGTCTTATCTTATTAAATTTTGCAATCTTTGGTCCACAGGAAGTCATACAAAAACCTAAAATAATCAGTGATCTCATGAAGAATAAATTTTTCAAGGCGGCATCTGTTATTTCAATCGTGTTGATCACGGTCGGAGATATAGAAAATGCGATATTTGCTCTGATTGCCTTTTTGTCGTTGGTCCAGTTACTTCGAAACAAAGAAGAGCGTGAAAAGTATCCGTATATCGTTTAAAGATTGTGTGACACTGAAAAGTAAGATGAATCTCATAGATATTTCCGGGCTCGTGAGTTCTATTTTAATATGTCTCATGTTTGTACCCGAGATCGTGCACGTGTACAAATATAAGGATGCGAAAGCCATAAATTATATGTTTTTAAATCTAAATCTAGTTGCGAGTATTTTAGCGCTCGTGTACTCCATGCATTACAATATAATCCCCATGACCATCACAAATATTTCGGCTGGTCTATTCTCATTAGTTCTATTTCGATTTAAATATGTAAATGAGCTTAAAGAAGAGAGGACAGATACTGATATAGTGTAGTGGCCTATCATTTTGAACCCGGGTGGAAGCTCTATCCAGCCTTAGCTCAGTTGGAAGAGCAGCGGATTGTAGTGGTATGATAATAATTCTCCGCGGGTCAGGTGTTCGAATCACCTAGGCTGGACCCATTCCGTCTTAACTCAATCGGAAGAGTGTGAGGCTGTTAACCTCAAAGTACGGGGATCGAAACCCCGAGACGGAGTTTTACTTTTTAGATGTGTGTTCCACATGTAAAAATTTTAATTACCCCGTGTTTCCGAAAAAGTTGCACCGAGCCATGACAGTGTGAGACTTCTTTGTCAAAGCGACCATCTCACAGATGGATTCATGACCTTTCGTGTTCACAGTACACCTGAGAAGTTCTTTTATTTTTGGAGGCTTTGGTTATAGACGCGTGTGTCAATTTTTCCATCCAGGTTCGTCGCCAAACTGTAGCCCAATGATACCGTGAGACAAAGCTTTATTTAAATTTTGTTTGGGTATATTAAATGTCTATCCAATCTGGTGATGGTGTTTTGGAAATCCTAGATGGTACCCTGAAGGTTTCCAGGCTAGATATTCAAGACGTATCTGGTCTAGATGTGGCGATCAATACGATTGCGAGAAATATGGTTCTTCTCAGAGATGACTTGACCGCCGCTCAGACTCCGGGTGGCGCGGTGACCTCTTCGACGGGTGTGACTCGTACACAAAACACAGATCTCACTTTCACGAATGGTCATGTTTATTGGCCCATCAAGGTTCCTAACTCTTGGACGATGCAATTCGACGTGTACGATAATCTTATTTTCAGTTTCGCCAACACATCGACACCGTCGAGCGCCGTCGCGTCGGATAATCACGGTGGCTACAAGATGGTCTTCGATTCGGCGAACTCTTGGTTTTCCTTCTACTATCAAGGTGTTGAAATAGTGGCCACGCGAACAGCCTACACGACTGGGCAGTGGTTGTCTGTGATCGTCAACTATGAATACGGTGGTATCTCGGTGAGCATCGATGGTCGACACACCATGAATTATGCGTTGACCCACGGCGAAGATGCGTACACGGGTCAATACATCGGCTTTGCCAGTGCTGCGACGGGTAAATTGAGGGACATCAAGTTAACCAATGGTGACAAGTGGCAATACACGGATGGTTCGAACGCGTCATCGATCGCCTACATGAATGGCAACGTCGGCATCGGAAGCGCGTCGCCTCAAAAAACTTTAGACGTCGGTGGAGACGTTAAGATTTCCGGAAACTTGATTGTCGCCGGAACAACGTTCACGGTCGACAGTCAAAATTTAAGCATCAAGGATAAGATCATCGAATTGGCTGGTGGTAACACGGATGGTGATTCCAACGTTGGGATGATCATGACCACCGGTGGATCTTCGAATGTGTCCGTCGGGTATCGAGGTCAAGTCGGCGAATTGATGATTGGTTATACATCCAACATCGCCAGCGACGCTGAACTGACACCCAAGGCGGGTACGAACCTTCCCGTCAAGGTCTACGGTGATTTGGAGGTGACTCGAGCCCTGTCTGGGTCGACGGTCAGCGGTGATGGGTATCTGTTGTCGAATGTCACGTTGAGTCAAGTGGTTGATTATGGAAACACGACCTCGAATACGGTTCAATTTAATGCGACAGATGTGGCGTTGAAAACGGTCGGTAAGGTGGCCATCGGGACGACGACGGCATCTATTGATTTGGCCATCGGTGATGCAAACACGGGTCTCAATCAAGAAGGCGAAGATGAATTGGCGGTCTACACGGGTGGCTCGGAACGCGTTCGCGTCGATTCGTCGGGCTACGTGGGTATCTCGACGAGCGAACCGACGGCTAACTTACACGTCGTCGGGGCTCAATATATCAATGATTTACCATTGGGCACCGGTACGTCGAGTTATGCACACAACGCCGCCCCATTGACTTTGACGAGCGCGACAACGACGGATACGACGGCGACGTCGGTTTTGAACTTGACGAGACCCGCCGACGTTGAGGATAACGTCGCATCTCGAGCATCTTTCAAGGTTTCTCGATGGTCGGGCGACACACTCACGGCATCGAGGTCAAAGCTGGACGTATCTTTGGCGTCCGGGGCGTACACGAATGAAGTGACACCTCTGACACTTCAAGCGAATCAAAAAGTTGGTATCATGAACACGAGTCCCGGACACACCTTGAGTGTCGGGACTAAAGTGTGGGTCGACGAGAACGGTTCGAACGTCTTGACGGTGAGTGGAAATGCGTACGTTTCTAACAAATTGACGGTCGAAGCCTTCAGAATCTCGGCGACAACCTTCGATGGCCTCGAAGCGGTCACGTTGGCTGGAAACTTGACTTCGTCGAACATCGAGATTTCGAACACAAAGACGTCGACGAGCCAAACGACAGGCGCCCTCGTGGTCGCGGGTGGTGTCGGTATCGGCAAAGATTTGTACACGACCAACGTGCACGCATCGAGTTACATCGGCATCGGCGCGGCAACCCCCGAAGCATCGCTTCACATCGGCCCAAAGAACACCGATCACATTTATCTCGCATCCCTCAACAATGACTACGGGTGGAAATTGGACACCGTGGACCAAGGTGGTGGTGACGTTCCATTCAGAATCATCAAACGAACCAATGACACTGATTCGACAGCCGTGACGATTAAGAATCAAAATGGATACGTCGGCATCGGGACGGCGAATCCTGAGTACAAATTGGACGTCATTGGAAGTGTTAGAGCACAAGGTGTTACCGATGCTGCTCAAGTAGTTCAAAATACCACTACACCCGCTATTGTTCGTACCTTAACGACTGGAGGTCAGGTATATTTTCAATCCGGGACGGCTTTTGCGTCTGATAGTCGGGCTGATATTAATTTTACGTCGATGTATAACGGCACAAGCTATATGAAAATTCAAGCAAGTAATGGCAACGTCGGGATCGGGACGGTGAGTCCAGGCGCTAAATTACAAGTTGGTGGGAACGCTGAAACAGCCCCACAATATCTCTGGATTAGGGGAAACCGGGTTAATGCAGCGGGTGACATTTGTGGTATTCACTTTTATAATTCTCTCAGCTCGGGGGATCGGGGTAATTCAAGAATCATTAATTCAAGGGGAACAAACAATTATGGTTCAAACTTAGAGTTCTGGACAAATCCTGATGATAATGTTCCGGCACTTGAAAGAATGCGAATCCTAGCTAATGGCAACGTCGGGATTGGGACGGTGAGCCCCGCTATGCATCTTCATGTGAGAGGTACATCTGGTGGGTCAGAAATCTATCTCGGTGATAGCGCCGCCACAGACAGAGTCGCTATTTTCAAATACAGCCAGGGGAATGGGACTGGGACAGGGAGCCTAAATATTGGGCACTACGGAACGCATAATACATGGAACTATTATCACGGCGATTGGTACTTTGGTGGGAATGCCATAAGGTCTTATACCGTCAACGGGGTGCTGCAAATAACATCTTCGACTGCGGGTAGAATGGATGATGCCATTGCGTGTCTTCCTGTTGGTGATAGTAATCATATCTTTAATTTTCTGAACACCTTGGGTACTTTACGGGGTAGAATTGATGGTGTCAATTCATCGACCGTCTCGTATGTCACGACATCGGACGCTCGCCTAAAAAAGAATGTTAAACCAATGAAATCCACATTAAATCGTATAAATAGTCTTAAACCGGTATCGTATACGTGGGTAACTGACGAAAAACTCGGGGACGGTTTCATCGCACAAGATGTCTTTAAGGTGTTTCCAGAACTTCGCCCGGGTTTACCATACTCTAAATGTACGTGTAAGTGTGCACAAGAAATATGTGAAACATGTCCATTATGTGCGGATGAACACGACTATCCCAAGAATGAAGACGGAACTGAATATATGTTTGGTTTAGATTATGGTAAATTCACACCGTACCTCACGAAGGCCATTCAAGAACTGGACGAGAAAGTTGAAGAACACCACAATAGAAAATCGTTCATTGAAAATTTGCCGTATTCTGATGTAGAAGATGTGGAAGGTCTCATCGTGAGCGCGACCACCAATAATTATAAAAAAGATAAACCGACCTTGACTCTTTCTTCGATCGAAAATGACAAAAAATGTTACGGTGTAATCGTTGGTAAAACAATCGATAGCATTGATTCGGAAACAAACGTCCAGCGAAGTGGTGAAGGGTGTGTGTGGGTTATTAACACAAATGGTCCCTTGGAATCGGGTGATCTCATAACTACGAGTAATGTGTCTGGGTATGGAATGAAACAATTTGATGATATATTGCGAAGTTGTACGGTTTCAAAAATAACACAGGATTGTGATTTCACCGAACATCTTAAGCCGAAGAAACGAATCAAACAAGAATTAAGAAATATTACATATTACTTACGCGATGTATATAACAGAATAGAACACATAGACAGAGGTGATAGATCTAGAATGTTACCGAGAGAGGAATTGGTTTACGAAAATGACACGGAAGTTGAGACTAACAAAAATGATTACTACACTTTTAGAAAGTTTGATCCAGAAATATCAGAGTCGCACTACGACGCACTTACAGAATATGAAAAGAATGCATACAAAGTCAAATATATGAGATATGAACGTATATCAGAAGAAAAATATAACGCGCTTGATGATAAAGATAAACTTGCATATGAACCAGTGACTAGAACCATTTACTATATAAAAGAAACACGTGAGTCGACAGTGCAGCTACCAGAATGTTGTGGAGAATACAGAGTGGAGATTCGCCAAGAACTCGTCAACGTCCTCGACGAGCACGGACAACTCCAATGGGAGGACGACCCCTCGGGTGCCACGGAGAAGGCGTACAAGATTCGATATCTCACAGCGGATGGTCAGATAACAGATGAAGCGAACGCCGTGCACATCGCAGCCTTCGTCGGGTGTACGTACCACTGTGGTTAAGCCCAAGTGCGAAGCACTTGTTTCCCTCTTCAGGACCAAGTACACGAGTAACTCCGTAACTAAACGCCTCGAAGAACACCTTCGGTGTTCGCCCCACACATCTAATAATTCTCTCCCGATATATTAAATGCCCATCGAGACAACGGCAGCCGGCATCTTGGACATCGAGAACGCCAAACTTCGGGCGAGCGAACTCATGGCGACCATCAGTCTCGGTATCGGTACGGATAGTCAAGCCGACATTCCATTTAAGATCAAGACCGACGACCCAGCCGTATGGCTTCAAGAGGGTACCAGCACGAGCGCTGGAAAACTTTTGGCTAAGACGGGTGTGCTCCACATTCAGTCGGGCACAGCCTTCACGAACGATTCAAAAGGAGACATCGCTTTCTCGAGCATCGGCGACGTCACGAGACACATGACCATTGTCGGGAGCACCGGTAACGTCGGGATTGGCACGGCGAATCCACAAAGTCAATTACATGTCAAAAATGGAGATATATCAATTTCTCAAGATTATAGGATAAAAGGACTTCGTTCTGATAATACTGAGGCTGGATATATTATATCAAATAGTGAAGGTTGGAAGATAGGAGAGAACAGAGGGGGTAGTATTTCGGAGATAGGTGTCGGTTACGATCGGATATCATTTAGTTGTGGTGGTGAACGCATGCGTATCACGAGTGGAGGCAACGTCGGGATTGGGACGGCGAGTCCAACTCATTTATTAGATTTGTACAAAAATAGCACAAATGGAGCTAGTATAAAACTTGAGTCTTCAGGAGGTTATGCTTCAACAATTGGTCAAAAAAGTTCTGCTAGCAGTG